ACCTTGTGTGATTGTTAATAAATCTAATCCAGAAACTTGGACCGTATGATCGACTACTGGTGTTACACTTCCTTGTGATAAAGTTGCTTGTTGTCCTGCTGGTAGAACAGAATATGTTTCTCCCCAAGCTCTGTTGCCCCAACCACCTCGGCCCCAACCAACTTCAACTAAAGCTTCAACAGTTACTGATCCTAAACTAGAAGCTAAACTTTGACCTCCAACCAAAACAGAACCAGTGATGCCCCAAGCTCCTGAACCCCATTCAGCTCTACCCCAACCATTTATTGAAACACCTTGAGCATCACCTTGTGATAATGTTAGTGCTGACCCAGTAACAGCTGCAGTCATCGAGCTTTGATCACTCCAAACGCCTGTGCCCCAACTCATTGCACCCCAAGTTTTTTGAGTGATGTCCATAATACCACCCATGCCAATTCCATGAGAATAACAGAGATAGTAAAAATCTGTTTCAGAAGATGGCGTTACCTCAACATACCTAGTTGTGGCTGCATTAAAAGTTGTTGTGTTTGTGTAATTGGTTTGGTTGCTTGAACCATCTAAATAATAAGTTACGCCTGAAGAAATTATTCCAGATGTGCTTGTGTTAGTTGAAAATACTAAAGGGTGATTATCATTAGAACCAGCACTTTGATCGAAACGTAAAGTGCCTCCATTTACCCATGATACTGTTCCTGGACCAGTAGAATTTCTGGCACCGTCTAAATAGAAAACGTTACCAGTGCCTCCACCGTAGAGGCTACCCGATGCTACGGTAACTGTATAAGTTAATTCTGCCATAGCATCGGCTCCCTCCTAAATTATGCGATTCTCAATATTGCTGCGCTCGTTGTAAATGCTGGAAACTGAATTGTAAAAGTTCCTGCAGATGCAGTTTTCTCACCGCCAAAATCTAATACAGCTACTGCTTTATCACTATTAGTGTCATTGTAAATCAAAGCTCCTCTTGCTGTGATTGTTACACCAACAAAAGATAAATCAGCGAAATCTGTGATAGCAGTATTTGTTGCTAAAGATGTCCCTGCGTTTACAAGTGCTTTACCACCAGAAGAGTATCCACCTGACGGTGAAGTAACTTGTCCTCCAGTTGTAAAAGATGTTGTCGATTTTCCTAGCGTAGCAGGTGTACCGTACAAAGCTAGTTTGAAACTGTTACCACCTGGGTTACTAAAATTATGAGTCGCTTCTAATAATTCTTTTTTAAAAGAATTACAGATTGCGTTAGTTGTTATTGCCATTTTATCTCCTTAATTTATTATGGTGACGGTGAAGGTATTTTAATTCGAGGAACTCCACTGTCATATTCTCCTCTTCTTCGTCTACCCATTTGTTGTAGACCAAAAGCTTGTATGCTTTGATTATACCTGTCAGAATACAATTTGTATAGATCGTCAGGTCCTTTTAGGAAGCTAAATGCCTCTTTCAAAACTCCATATAAAAGCATAGCCTCCTGATGCTGTGATAAAAAGGTATTAGTGCTGCTATCAAAGTGTGGTGGATCTTTTATATAGTTAATTTGTATATCAAAAGCTGCATTAGGGGTTGGTGCTAATAATATATTTGTCTCATCCCAGTTAGCAAAATATTTAGGTGTGCCTGTTACTGTTTCATTTGGTGCAAATTCTGCAATAAAACTTGTGTCTTTTTTTTCTAAAAAATCTCTCACATTAGAGCTAATTATCTCTACAGATCTTAATATTAAGAGGTCTGCAGGCATAGATACAAATCTATTACCACTGGTTGTATTTGAGTTTGCATATTTTCTTAAATCATCATAATCAACTTGGCCAGCAATATCTAATTCTGTGTTTCTAATAAATTGATCTAATATAGTGTCGCTTAAAACATTACTATCAACTTCAGTGTAGTTTCTAACTTGTGTCAAAAAATCTGCATGTGTTATAGCCATTATGAAATACTCACTGTTACAGACCCTAATCTAGCAGAAGCTTCTCTTCTTCTATTTTGCAAAGAAGGGTCTCGTCCTTGCATTGTTTGTAAGGTCGTAGTGATACCGTTACTTGTAACTTCAGTCTCAAATGTTTCAAAAGCAAAGTCTCCTGGTAAAGTTAAATTAGCAACACCAACTGAAGTGCCACCTGAATCAGCTAAAGTGTCATCATTAGATGCAACTGTTTGAGGCTGTTGAAATCTCATTGATCTTACTTTTTGTAAAGCAATGGCATCAGCTGTTACTCTTTTTCTTCTTATTTGAGGATGTTTTGGTTCATACTCTGATATATGAACAAAAGATCCGTTCCACTCTGTAACCATTTCTTGATATGGAAAAGCTTGTCCGCTTCTATCAGATATCGCTTGTGATCTATTTCCGTTTGCGTATTTTGCCATTATTTTTTACCCCCTGGTCCCATTTTCTTTTCGACTGTCGTCATTTTTGTGGGTTTAAAACCATACTGTTTCATTAACTTTAAAAGTGCTTGGTTATCATTCATTTTATTACTAACTAAATTAATTGCTTTCCTTGCATCGAAGCCTGCTTTATTCATTAAATAAGAAAAAGCTTTTTGAGCTAATGGATTTGCAAATAGTCCTGCCATTACGATACATTTGGAAAGTACGATTGAGGTGAGATATATAATGATGTTCTCTGCCCGTCTTCTTCCAAAGCCCTTTTTATTTCATCTTCGTAAATTAATTTCATTGCTTGTATTCTTTCAGGTGCTTTTTTCATAGCTAAATAATAAGCTAGACCTGCACACATACAAGGTAAAAATCTGTAAACAACATCTGCTTGCTGGCCATTGTAAGCAGTTGCATCTTGAATTCTATTAATGCTGTAAAATTTTAACGTTGTGTAAGTTGATGCATCAGGTGCTTGATACAAAAGTATTTGTGGTGTTGTTTGTCTATCAACAAAATAATTTGATGGTTGCCCAGTAGCTAATTTATTAGGTAATGCTGCGTAAGCAGATCTATCTATTTTAGTTAAAGCAACATCTTGAGTGTTAGCATTGTCAGAAGCTAAAGCTGTAGTAGATATGTAAGCTTCTAATACATCACTGACTGCAGAATTTACTGAGTATTGAGCTGTGCCTGCAACTAAAGATATTTCATTTAAGGATACTTTCCAAAGGTGAATACCTCTGTTACCCCAATCAGAAAATAATAAATTTAAAGATCTTCTAGCAGTTTTTAAATCATAACCACCCATAGCTCTTTGACCACATCTTTCATACGCTTCATTTATGATGTCGTCTATATTTAAATCAAATGATGATTCACCTGATGTTGCCATTATAAAATTCCTCCGTAGTAACTCATCATACCACCCTTACTTGCTTTCGCAAATGTTCTTACATTAGTTGGCTTACCACCAACACCTTGTGCTTTACTTCTTTTCCTTGCAACGGCACTCCGTCTCTGGGATTCTGTCATCCTTGCTGCTTTGGCAGCAGGGACGCACTTTGGATATTTTCTTTTTGAACCACTTGCAGATTTTCTCCCACATTTTTTAAATCCTCCACCTTTTTTCTTTGCTCCAATATCAACCCAATCTTGTCTAAACCACTCTTTAAGTCCACCTTTTTTCATTCCTGCTGGAACACAATTAGGAACAAGTTTATTACCTTTTTTCTTCATTCCTCTTTGTTCATAACCAACCCAACATGAACCTCTTTTTGACATTAGATCATTCCTTTATAATATTTCTCGTAAGATTTATTAGAAATTTTCTTTCCGTCTATTTCGCTTTTAATGTAAGAGCCAATGTATTTTCCTTCACTAGCTTTCACTGTGCTTAAAGTTTTTGCTTGTGCTGCATGTAACTTTGATGCTTTTCTTAAAGCTCCAGCAACTTTGTTTACTTTAACTTGATCACCCTCTGCATATTTCATCATTCCACCCTTCATGGCTGGTTTAGGTCCTTTGAAATCTTTTCTTCTTACACCTGATGGATCTTTAATTTTACCTGCACATATTTTAGATGCGTAGGCATTAGCATAGGCGCTAGGGTAGACCTTAAATTTTCGCTTCGCTGCAGCTTTGCCCCTTGGACATAATTTAGTCATTTTGTTCTCCTTCTTTAGTGGCCACCTTGAGAGATGTTTTCTCCTTATTGCGGTCGTACAACTTCTTGGATTGTATCACTTTCGGTCGATATGTTCTAGACCTTACGAGTTTTGCGAATTTGTTTTTTGGCTTGATTTGCAATATTAACCACCTGTCTTTTACCCATTACTTTAGCACGTTGCTCCATGACAGTTAATATCTGTATTTTTCTTGCAAAAGGCTTATTAATATTTCTGACTTTTCTTACTGTTGCTCTAGCATCAGCAGGAGTAGCAAATTTTATTCTAACCGTGTCTCTTGGATTCTCATCTGTGTAAAGTCTTCTGCCAGTGCCTTTTGGTTTTTTTCCTGTGCCAACTCTAGGATCTTTTAAACCACCTTTTGAATAAAGTTTTACTCTTCTTTTTTCACCTCTTGCACCACGAAGCTTACCTTCAATTTGTGCTGGGATTTGTCCTCTACCTATAGGCATATTATTCTAACCATGGTTTATAACAAACCTTACCATCTTCACGAAAAGCACGCAACGATTGATTTCTATTACTGTTATTAGAATATGAACAATGTATCCAGCCTGAAGATGGTTCATTGTCTCTGTAGAACTCAAGGATTAATTGATCAAATTCTAACTCTGATCTAATCCACGTAGCTAGCTCTCTATTATCAACACCAGGTATTTCAAAGTCTGCTGCAGCAGCATTATCATCAGCCACATGTTGACTGTTAACTGAACTTCCAATCTCTACACACAGCTGAGCACATCGAAATCCTGATGATATAATTAATGGTTTCTCATAGTGTGATCTTACTGGTTGTAATATATTTACAGCCAAAGCTTTTAGATTTTCTATTTGTGCAGGATTAGGATTATTATTAATTCCTTTCCTTTCAGCCACTTGGCTTTTGGTTAACTCGTCTAAAGTTATGTTTGCCGTCAATTTCATTTTTTCTCCTCTATTTCATAAAAAAATTTATCTGTGTCTTCAGTTCTCCATTTACTTGTATCTTCAACATTCCATTCATTTGTTTGCACTT